TCAGGCAGCGAGCCCTGCCCACACTTTGCCCACATCCGCCGCTGTCGCACGCTCATCGAGCCGATTCGCGACGTCGTCGAGGTCGTCATCGAACAGGTCAGCGTACGTATCGAGGGTCATGGCCGCGGACTTGTGGCCGAGCATCCGCTGCACCGCCTTCACGTGCGCGCCCGAGCTGATCGCCAGTGAGGCCGCGGTGTGCCGGAGGTCGTGCGGGGTGAGCCGCGCGATCCGGGCTTCCTCCGTTGCACGTGAGAACCAGGAGCCGGCGCCCTCGCTTGTCTTGGCGCGTCGGAGATAGTGGCCGCTTGCGTCACTGAACACGAGATCGCTCTTCGCCTTGTCAGCACACTGTCGCTCGAGCGCGGCCGCGAGGAAGGCTGGGAAGGGGACGGTGCGCTTTTCCCAGGACTTCGGGGCGCCAACCTCGATCACGCCGTCGACCTCGACCGCGGCGCGATTCACGTGCAGGCGCCGGCGCAGCATGTTGATGTCGGACACGCGCAGCCCGATCGCCTCGCTCCACCGCAGCCCGCAGTAAGCGAGCACGAGGGTGAGCGTGGCGAGCGTATGGTCGTGCGTCGCGACCGCGAGTCGAACGACCTCCGCGTCCGTCAGGTAGCGGCGCTCTTTCTGCGAAATCTTCTTCGGCAGGTTCCTCGCGCCGCGGGCCGGGTTCTTCGAGATCCGTCGATCGCGGACGGCGACGTCGAGGATGCCGGCGAGTACCCCGAGCGCGCGAAGTACGACGGTCGCGGATCTCGGCCCGATCGTGTTGCGGCGGACGCGCTGTCGATCTGTGACCGCCGTGCCGGCACTCATCTCGGAGATCCAGGACTCAACGGCTGACGGCTTGATGTCGCCGACCGGGGTTGCGCCCCAGCGCGGCTTCACGTGCACCTGCCACGACGTCTCGAGCGAGTGGTACGACGACGGCTTCAGGCCCTTCTTGGTGAGCAGCCACGCGTCGCCGAGTGCCCCGACATCGACGCGTGAGTCCTTCGGGTCGAAGTACTCACCGGTCGCCTTCGACACGGTGACCGATGCGAGGAACAGCTCCGCTTCCTTCTTGGTGCGGAAGCCCCGCTTGTCGGTCTGTGACTTGTCCGGCTTGCGGTAGCGGACGCGGTAGCGTCGCCCCTTCGCGGTCTCGTAGGGCGTGATCGATCCGGCCATGGTCAGGCGACCTCGACGCGCTGGTGCCACTGGCCTGCGCCCATCTTCGGATCGACGTAGGTCGTGTCACCGATGCGCTGCAGCAGGCTCTGGTAGGCGAGCACGATGCTCTTCATTACGCCGAGCTCGACGGCGATCCCGGCTGCGCGCCCGTGGTGGACGCGCTCGAGGTAGCGGTAGGTGTCGAGGTCGATGAGGCGGAGTGCTGCCCACTCTTCCGCGCGTCGCTCTTGCTTCGCGTTCACGGGACCGAACTTCGACGGGACGTCGCCCCAGAGTGCGTGGGCGAGCTCGTGGGCGAGGACGCTGCGGTGGTGCCGCGAGTGCATTCCGGGCCGAAGGTAGATCGCTCGTCGCGCGTGGATGTACTGGCCATCGCGATCGTCGGGGAGGTCGCGGTACTCGATGCGCACGCCGAGTGCGTCGGCGAAGTTGAGGAGTCTCTGATCGATGGGGGTCATTGCTCGTCCGTGGGTTCTGTCTCGCGGGGACGCGCAACGGCCCCGAGCTCCTCATCCTCTTCGAGGGCAGGGACATCGCGCACGGGGAACTGGTGGATCGTCGCTTCGGAGACGGCCTCGCTTATGGGCTTGTCGAAGAGCGACCCGGTGTCGGTCATGCCGAGTCGTCGGCCCACCTCGAGGACGAGGGCCTCGTCTGTGGCCGCGTGCAGTGCGTTCTCGACGTCGCTGATCCCCACGTCTTCCGGCGCGAGGTGCCCTGTGGTGAGAAGGTCCGCGAGGACAGGGCGCTTGTAGGCGTAGGCGATCGACCTAACGAGTTCGAACGACAGGGAGTCGTCGTTCGCCTGGCGGTTCAGGGTCGCGTGCGTAGTGCCGATCTTCCGTGCCACTTCCCGAATCGAGTCGGATCCGCGGACGCCGTCCAGCCACTTGATGGTGTCGTTCATGTCTCAAGTTTGTTCCATTCGTGTCATACGCGCAAGCCATTTAGATTACTGGCTTGACAGACTGGAACGCCAGAGTGACAGTTGGAACATGAACAATCCAACTGGTGAGGCAGAGATCCGGCCCGTCGCTGTCATCCGCGATGGACTGCTCGATCGTCTCAAGATTCAGTCCGGCATTAAGTCTGACGAGGCCTTCGCTCGCCTGATCGGTGTGAGCCGTCCGACGCTCGCTCGATACAAGGCGGGTGAGGAGGTGTCTATGCGCGCTGCCGTCGGGATCGCCCTCGCATTCGGGCTCGGTCTCGGCGAAGTCGTCGAGATGCGGGGCGACGACGAGAACGCGATGGCGGTCGCCTCGTGAGCAACGTCACGCCGCTGCGGCGACCGTCGAGCGCGGCTACCTCTCGCTACCTCTCGCCCGAGCAGGTGTGCGAGCTCGTGCCCGGCATGAGCGTCGCGAACCTCAAGGACCTCCGCGCGTCCGGAAAGGGCCCGCGCTACAGCAAGCCGACCGGCGACCGCGGGCACATCACCCTCTACCGCGAGGACGACGTCGTCGCGTGGGTTGAGGCGGCGTTCGTGACCACACGGGAGCAGCCATGAACTCCCGGTCTGGGGACCGGGTGCCCTCTGGGGATGGGGCGGAGGTGGGCCGGGGCTCCGCTGGGGCGGTAGCTCCGGCCACCGGATCCGCCCGCATCGTCCTCGGCATGACGTTCCTCTGGCTGTTCACCGTCTCGTTCGGGCTGTGGCTGCTGCTCTCCCGCGAGGCCGACGGCCTACTGCTGCTCACGACCGTCTTCCTCCTCGTCTTCTTCTGGGCGGCCGGCGTCTTCACGAAGGCCTTCTGGCTGCGCTGAACCCGAGGCTCCGCTTCACCACCATCACCCTCATCCATTCATCAGGAGTCACCATGTCAACCACCACTGTCGTGCGCGTCGATCCCAAGACCCTGCTCGTCGGCCCCAACGTCCGCAAGGAGGTCACCCTCCGCCCGGAGTTCGTCGCCTCCATCCGTGAGCACGGCGTGCTCGTGCCGATCCTCGCCCAAGAGACCACCGACGGCCTCGAGGTCCTCGACGGACAGATGCGCACCCTCGCCGCCGTCGACGCCGAGCTGGCCGAGGTGCCCGTGTTCGTCCAGCCCGCGCCCGTCGACGACGCCGCCCGCATCGTCGAGCAGATCGTCGTCAACGAGGACCGCGCCGGCCTCACGACCTCTGACCATGTCGCGGCGATCGCGCAGCTCGTGCTCGACTTCAAGCTCCCCGCTGCGGAGATCGCCAAGCGAACCGGCACGAGCAAGGACGACGTCACCGCGATCGTCACCGCATCCAAGTCGAAGACCGCCACGGCCGCGATCGGCCAGTCCGGGATCACGCTCGATCTGGCCGCGAAGATGGCCGAAGCCGAGCTGACCGAGGCCGAGGTGCAACGCGTCGTCAGCCAGTCCTACAACAAGGACTACGCGGTGCAGCAGATCGTCGCAGAGCGTGAGCGCGCCACCGAGATCGCGCGGCTCACGGAGAAGCTGCAGGCCGACGGCGTGACGATCGTCGCGAAGCCTTCGCTCCACGAATACAACGTGCCCAAGAACAAGCACCGGTACCTGGGCGACTTGGTCGACGCGAAGACCGGCAAGAAGATCACCACCGCGAAGCACAGGGAGTGCCCGGGGCACGCCGCGTTCGTGGGCGTCCGCGGATACAGCGGCCCGGTCGAGGTGCACTACCTCTGCACTGACCCGTCGAAGCACGGCCACCGCGACGCGAACAAGGCACCCCGCGTCGAGCTGACCGCGGCCGAGCGCGCTCGCAAGGAGATCGAAAAGCAGCGCACCGCCGCCTGGCCGACTGCTTGCGAGGTTCGCCTCGAGTGGGTGCGTGAACAGCTGCTCACCCGCCGCACTGCACCCGCTGGGTGGGAGCTGCTCGTCGTTCACGACCTCGCCGAAAGGCACTCGCGCACCTGGCAGGCGGCCTCGCGGCCCGCTCTCGTACTACTGCAGAGTCCGGCCGCCGCCGACGACTGGAACACGACGACGACCCTGACTGAGTGGGCGGCCGCGAAGCCGATCAATGCGTGGCGCGCCGCGCTCGCCATGCTGATTGCCCGCCACGAGGATGTGCTCTCTGCGGCGGCGTCGTGGTCGAAGGCGTCCGCGACCTATCTGCGTCTGCTCGCCGAGTGGGGTTACGAGCTCAGCGAGGTCGAGCAGGGCATCGTCTACGACGCGGCGGTGACCGTGAAGGCCGCAGCGTGAACGTCGTCCAGAACCAGCCGATGGAGTATTCGGCTCCGCGCCCCGCGTCGCGGCTGCTCGGCATCGGTACCGGTGTGCTAGGCGTCGCTGTGATCGTGCAGCTGCTCATCGGAGTGGCGGTGCTCTCGTGATCGCGGTAGGCGTGGACCCGTCACTGACGTGCACGGGTGTTGCGATCGCCAACGGCACCGAGGTCATGACGCGCCGCGTCATGTCGCCGAACATCGGCAAGAGCTTGCTCGCTCGCCGTAACCGGATCCGCCGAGCGGTCGCGGGCATCCTCGCCCCGATCCCGGCCCGCGTCGACGTGACGCTGATCGAGATCCCGAACTCGACGAAGCAGACCGGCGCGCATGGAGAGCGCATGGCTCTCTACTGGATCCTCGTCGACCAGCTGCTCGCTCGCGGGCCCGTCGTCGGAGTCGCCCCATCTAGCCGGGCGAAGCTCGCCACCGGCAACGGGCGAGCCACGAAGGACGACGTCGTGACCGCGACGCGGGCCGCGTATCCCGAGGTCCAGATCCCCGACGACAACGTCGCCGACGCGGTCGGTCTCATGTGGGCCGGGGCCCGCTGGGCCGGCAATGAGACACCCACCTACGTCCCCGGCCAGGAGGAGGCGTTCGCACGCCTCGACTGGCCGAACCGCTCTGCATCACCGACCCACTGAGAGGAACCCATCACCATGGTCAAGCTCGCCCCCGCACTCCCCAAGGAGTACGACGACAACGGCCTCGAGTCGAACACCCGGCACCTGCTGGGCGTCTACATGAGCCAGAAGTACCTCCCGATCGTCGCCCTCGTGCGCACCAAAGAGATCACCCAGAACGAGCACTTCGAGCGCGTTCCGAAGATCGAGCTCGTACACGTCGAGATCGCCATCGACGAGGCCGACCAGGACGCAGTGCGCGAGCTGATCAAGCAGCTGCACGACTTGCGGGTCCAGCACATCAAGCAGCCTCTCGACCTGCCCGACACCGATGAGCCGCCGGTCCTCGCTCAGCCGCTCGAGCTGACGGTCGCGAGCGGTGAGTACTCGGTGCGCCTCATCGACCAGGACGCCGGCAAGTTCTCGATCGAGCTGCGCGCCCCGTCCGGCGCTCTCGTCCTCACCCGTAGCGCTCTGCCGCGCGAGGACTACGGCGAGCTCGTGCCCGGCGACTACGCGGTCGCCCAGCTCGGCGGCGAGATCGGCGAGCTGGCGACGCTGCTCGTTCAGGAGTTCGAGCAGAGCTTCACCGAAGACGACGTCGTCGACGGCGAGGTACTCGACGCCGAGATCGTCGACGAAACCACCACCACCGAGAACCAGGAGGCATGACCATGAGCAACCCCGCTCCCATCACCCCGATCAACCAGGCCGCACCGAAGTCCCTCGAGATCAAGGAACGTCTCGTCGCTCGCCGCGCGACTCTCAAGGCCGACCTCGAATACATGCAGGGCGAGGTCGAAGCGATCGACTCGCAGCTGCTCGACATCCTCGGCGGTGAGGTCGGCACGCACGACATCGCCGGCACGAAGGTCCAGGTGCGCGAGTACTCCCGCCTGGACACGAAGTGGATCGAGGCCGAGTACCCGGCTGAGCAGTACCCGCAGCTGTACAAGACCACGACCGCCGTGGACAACGCCGCGGTGAAGAAGCAGTTCGCGCCGGGCGTGCTCGAGGAGCACCAGGTGCGCGGCGCGAAGTCCCTAGTCGTCAAGTAGCACCACCGCCGCGACGGCATACACGCCGGGTTCGAGTCCCGGGGCGGCACAGACCACCAACCAAGGAGAGGAGTGGACATGACCTCCGTCGAGGACCTGTACCTGAACGTCATCAAAGACGGAATCACCCGGCACCCACGTTCGCTGCAGAAGCGCATCGGCCCGTCCGAGATGGGAAAGCCGTGCGACCGCTGGATCCTCCACAAGCTGAATGGCGACGGTGAGCCTGACCGTGGCCCCGCCTGGAAGCCCGCCATCGGCACCGCAGTGCACGACCAGCTCGAGTGCTGGTTCGACGCGGCGAACCGCGGCGGGGGAGAGGTCGAGCGCACGGAGTGGATCACCGAGTGGGAGGTGACCGTCGGGCAGATCGGCGGCCAGTCGATCACCGGGCACTCCGACCTCTTCCACGTGCCAACCGGCACCGTCATCGACCACAAGATCATCGGCCCGAAGCAGCTCTCGAAGTACCGGCTCCACGGTCCGAGCGAGCAGTACCGCGTGCAGGCGCACCTGTACGGCAAGGGCTTCACCGATGACGGGGGATGGGGACCGTGTCGCGCCGTGGCGATCGCGTTCCTCCCGCGCGACGGCGAGCTGTCCAACGCCTATTTCTGGAGCGAGCCGTACAACCCGCACCTCGCTGGTCAGGCGCTGCTCCGCTCGAACCGCCTGCACACGATGCTCACCGTGGTCGGTATCGATGCCGCGCTCGCTGCGTCGCCGCTGTGCGATGACCAGTGGTGCACCTGGTGCCGCGCGGAGAAGCGTGCCCAGGACCGCGCGGCGCGTGCGTCGCTGTTCGACATCGGCGAGCTGCACGTCGTGTCGACGCCGGCCCCTCCCGCCCCGCTGCGGGCGCTGCCGAGCGTGCCTGCACCGGCGCACGTAGCCCAGCTGTGCGACGTCTGCGGGCTGCCACTCGCCCCGTCGGTCGCGGCCGACGGGCACACCATCCACCCGTCCTGCATTCCTGCATTCCCCCCGGCCCCTCGGCCGGTCCCCGCGTCGCCGCAGCCAGTGGCGATCGCACCCGTCATCAACATGTTCGACCGCTGAAAGACCAACCAAGGAGAAGACCATGTCCCTTTTCGAATCCAGCAGCAAGGGTGTCAGGTTCGACACCATCGGCGCCAGCATCACGGGCACCGTGAAGTCCGCACCGCGCGAGCGACAGCAGACGAAGTACGGCACGCAGGAGCCGGACTTCTGGCCCAACGGTGACCCGAAGATGCAGATCCTCGTGGACCTGCAGACCGACCAGCGAGCGGACGCGAACGACGACGGTGAGCGCACGCTCTACGTCGCGTCGAAGAACATGAAGAAGGCGATCGGCGAGGCGATCCGCGCAGCGAACGCGTCGGACATCGCACCGGGCGGTGTGCTGACGGTGTCGTACGTCGGCAACGACCCGGCGTCGAAGAACCCGGCGAACCCGGCGAAGCTCTACCAGGCGCAGTACACGGCGCCGAGCTCCGCGTTCGTGCAGCAGACCGCGGCCGCGATTGTGCAGCAGCAGACACCGGCGTTCGTCCCGAGCGGGGGGCCGCAGTTCGTCCCGTCGACGCCGCAGCCGGCGCAGCAGCAGTTCAATTCGGCGACCCAGCAGCAGGCCCAGCAGCCTGCTCAGCCGACGCTGGCGCCCGGTGATGCCCCGTGGGCGACGCCGCAGGCACAGGCCACGCAGCAGCACGCCGGCGGGCTGACGAGCGAGCAGGTCGCGCAGCAGCAGCTCCGCGCGGCCGGGATTCCGGAGGCGACCATCGTCACCGCGATCAACGCCACACCACAGGCGATCGCAACGCACGACAACACCCCCTTCTGATCGACCACCGCGCCGCCTTTGGCCGCGCGGATCACGGGCGCTGTGAGCGTCCCGCCCTGCCACGCGGTGTGCAGCCTGTTCGAGACAGGCCAGGGCACATGACAGCACCAAATCAGCGCAAGCTCTACCCGTGTTCGCTGTGCGACCCTTCCTTTACCGTCTCGGCGGGGTTCGAATCGGCAATCACGGTCTCGAGGTCGCTCACTGCCTTCTGGAGTTCGGTAGCCAGCGATTCAGCCGTGATCGTTCCCTCGCGCGACGTCAGGAACGCTTCTGGATCCTCGACCCATGAATGTGTGAGTTCCGCGATCTTAGCTGCGGTTTCAATTCCTGTCTGGATGTTGCCCTTTTTTGCGCGGGCGAGCGCGGTGATGACCTCTGTGGCGAGTGCCGACGCGCCAGGTTCGCCAGTGGCGGAGAGCCGGATTAGGAGGTCCCTCTTCTCGGCCCTCGCTTCGGCCGACATCGTCTCACTCAGCACCACGCGCATCGCCTCCTCCGTATACCAACGGCGAAAGTGTTCGGCTACTTCCACGCGACGGATCTTCCGCTCCCGAGCCAGCCGGTCTGCGTATTGCTTCTCGGCTAGTTCGTTCGCATCCTTCAAGGCCGCGGCGCTTTGCTCCCAGGCTGCCAGCGCGGCTGCCTCAGCCGTCTCTGCCCGCCTTGCGGCGTCCAAGGTGTCGGCCCGCGCGACCCAGGCGATGATTGCTGAAGCGCCTCCCGCCACGGCAGAGACCGCGGCGAGAATGATGGTTCCGTCCATGCAGGGCACTCTACTGGTGGTTGCAGCGTGATAGCGCTTCTCGCCACTGCCCTCGAGCTGCACGTTGCCGGCCTTTCGGTCGTGCCCGTCGCGGCCGACGGCACGAAGCGACCCCGCATCGCGTGGAAGGAGTTCTCGGCCGCGGCCGCCGACGAGGCACAGCTGCGCGCTTGGTTCGACAACGACCTGGAGCAGGGCATCGGGCTCGTCACCGGCTTCGGTGACGTCGAGCTGCTTGAAGTCGAGGGTGTCGCTATGCCGATGATGGGCGAGGTCCTCGAGCTGCTCGACGGCACCGGCCTGCGCCCGCTGTACGATCGCCTCGTCGCGGGCTGGTCGGAGCAGTCACCCTCGGGTGGCCTGCACCTCATGTACCGGGTCGAGGGTGGCACGGTCCCCGGCAACCAGAAGGTCGCGCAACGCCCCAAGGCAGGGCCGCCCTACCGCGAGACGCTGGCCGAGACGCGAGGCACCGGCGGTTTCGTCGTGCTCGCCCCGTCCGCGGGCCGCGTGCACCCCACTGGCAAGTCGTGGCTGCGTCTCGTCGGCGGGCCGGACGGACTGCCGACCATCACCCGCGAAGAGCGCGACCAGCTCCACGCCGTGGTGCACGCCGCACTCGACACCATGCCGGCGGAAGAGACCGTCAGCAGTGGGGGACCGGTCGACGCGAAGTGGTCGACCACGTTCCACGCGGCCGCGGGCGACATCACCCCGGGTGACGACTTCGAAGCGAAGACCGACTGGTCCGACATCCTCGTCGACTGGGTGCACGTGTTCTCCCGCGGCGCGACGAAATACTGGCGCCGCCCGGGCAAGAACGACGGCATCAGCGCGACGACCGGCCACGCCGGCGACCGCGATCGCCTGTTCGTGTTCACCTCGTCGACAGAGTTCGAGCCCGAGGTGCCGTACACGAAGTTCGGCGCCTACACGCTGCTCAACCACCGCGGCGACCACGCGGCCGCCGCGAAAGCACTCGCCGACGCCGGCCACGGATTCCGCGCACCGCGTGAGCTCACGCCCGCGACGCGCACGACGTCGACGGGCACGCAGATCGCCGCTGTCGGCGCCACCGCCCCGGCGACCGCCCCGGCCGCGACCATCGGATCGGACAGCGCGGACCTCACCGACGACGGCAACGCCCGCCTGCTCGTCGCCGAGTACTCCGGCACGCTGCGCTACGTCCCGGATGCCGGCAAGTGGGTCACCTGGGAAGGCACCCGGTGGGCGTGGCACCCCGACGACGGGCCCGCGATCGAAGCGGCCCGCGACGTTATCCGCCGCATCCCGACCGACAATGCCCACCTGAAGGCCTGGCGGCTGAAGTCGATGCGTGCCCGCGCGATCGCCGACGCGGTCCGCCTCGCCCGGTCAGCTCCGCCGATGCGCATCGCGGCGTCGCAGTTCGACCGTCATCCGTGGCAGCTGAACACCCCCGGCGGCGTGGTCGACCTGCGCTCCGGCGCGATCGCCGCGTCGACTCCGGCGCTGTTCCACTCGAAGCAGACGGCGGTCACGCCCGACGCGACGATGAAGACCCCGCTGTGGGACAAGTTCCTGCAGACGACATTCCAGTCGAACGCGCCGCTCGAGCGGTACATGCAGCGTCTCGCCGGGCTCATGTTCATCGGTGAAGTGCTCGAGCACGTCCTCCCGTTCGCGCACGGATCTGGCGGTAACGGTAAGGGTGTGTTCGCCGAGGTGCTCTCGGCGATCGCCGGCGACTATGCGACGTCGGCACCGCAGGGCTTCCTCGTCGTTGGACCGACCAAGCACCCCACCGAGCTCGCGATGCTGCAGGGGCGCCGCCTCGTCATCACGTCCGAGATCAACGAGGACACGAAGTTTGACGAGGCGAAGATGAAGGCCCTCACCGGTGGCGACACGATCACCGCTCGGTTCATGGGGAAGGACTTCTTCGACTTCGCCCCGTCGCACACGTTCCTCCTGCTCGGCAACAGCCAGCCGAAGGTCGAGACCGGCGGCGACTCGGTGTGGCGTCGACTGCGCCTCATCCCGTTCACGCACTCCGTGCCCGAGGCCGACAAGATCGACAACCTGCAGACCCGCCTCGTCGACGAGGAAGGCCCCGGCATCCTGCACTGGATCGTCCAGGGCGCCGTCGACTACGCCGCCGACGGACTCCGCACACCCGATGTCGTCTACGCAGCGACCGACGCATACCGTGCCGAGGAAGACCAGTTCGGCCGGTTCGTCGAGGACCGCTGCAGGGTCGGTGGCGGCGACATGGTCCGCGTGGAGATGAGCGAGCTCCGCAAGGCGTACGACGCTTGGTGCCGCGAGCAGCACGAGGACGCCGTGACCACGACCGCGTTCGGGCGGCAGCTGAAACAGCGCTTCAACATCGGCACCGCGAAGTCCAACGGACGCCGGTTCTACACGAACGTCATGCTCTACGCACCCGAGGCAGAGACCGAAGGCGACGACCCGCGCGAGACCAGGTGGGACCAGCGATGAAGACCAAGGCCCCGCTGCTCATCAACTGCCCGCGCTGCAACCGGCGAGTACTCGAGGTCCGCGAGGACTTCGAGCTCGGCGTGCTCGTCGGCACTCCGCGGCTCGACCCGGTGCTGCTCGACGCGTCTCACATCGTCGCGTGCATCATCACCGGCATCCGGCTCTGGCAGATCCAGAAGCGCGCCGGTCGCACCATCACGAGCGGCCGCTCGAAGTGGTGGCCCCGCGAGCCGGTGCCGGGCTTCACCGTCCCCGAGCATTCCTGCTCGCGCGTCTGGGATGCACCCGCCCTCGACCTCGCCCCGGTCGAGCCCGTCCGCTACGACCAGCCCCCGTTCTGAAGGAGATCACCATGACCATCAGTCGCCCGCACGTGTGCGAGATTCATGTCGCCAAGGCAGAAGCCGACGACCACGGCACCGTCGCGATCGCCGTCGCCGGCCTGCCCCTCACCGTCGACGAAGCACGCGAGTTCGCCGCCGAGATCACCTCGGCCGCCGACACCGCCGCCGCATACCTCGCCGAGCAGACCGCTCGAGGTGAACGATGACCGAGGAGCGCATCGTTCCCGTCAAGTCCTGGCTGCGCCCCACCACTTACCGCACCCTCCTGCAGCAGGCGCACGCTCGCGGCCTCGCCGACGTCGGCGACCTCCTCGGCCGCGTCGCCGAGCAGCTCGTCGCGCCAGCACCGCGCAAGACCGCACCCCGGTCCACACCGAGGCCCAAGCTCTCGGCCGAGGAACTCGACCAGCGGCGGGCTGCACGACGCGCGGCATTCGCAGCTGACCCCGCAGACCCGCGGCACGGCACCCACAACGGCTACACCAACCTCGGATGCCGATGCGTCCCTTGCCGGGGAGCATCCTCGCTCTACGGATCCGCTGCCATGCGAGCACAGGCAGGAACCTCATGACGATCCCACTCGACGCCATCGACCCCGACGCCGCCTACAACGAATGGGTCGACCGATTCCTCTGGCACGTCGACCAGCTGCCCGCCCTCGTCGAGACGACCGGGACCATTGCCCTCGCCGTCCGCGGCGTGAAGGCATCCCAGCTCACCGAGCGCGTGACTGGCGGCGGATATTACGACAACATCCCGCTCGTCGACGGCCCTGAGTCTCGCAATTCCCGCGCCGTCTGGGACTCACTCCGCGGCTACCTCGTCGTCGCATCGTCCCGGCTCGGGCTCGAGGCGCCGACGCTGCCCGTCGGCCTCCCGGACGATGTCGAGCTCGCCCGCGAGTGGGCGTTCGCGGCGAACGCCTGGCTCTCCGACGTCGTCTACGAGATCCAGTCCTGGCCCGAGCTCGACGAACTCGAGGAGCAGCTCTTCCGCCTCATCCGGCGGGCCCGCACTCGCCTGGATCTGCACACTGCCCGCCGCACCCGCGCCGAGCTCTGCACCCGCTGCGGTGAGAACGGCGTGATCGTCGACTGGATCGACGGACCCGACGGCCAGGCGCTGCTCTCCAAAGTCTGCGTTGTCTGCCGCACCAACTACACACCTTGACCAGTGAGAAAGTTGACGCTCAGCTCCGTGGAATCGCAGGACGTTTCAGGAAGCTCTACCAAGGTGCCGACGCACTGCGGTGATGAGTTCCTCGACGGCCTCGTCGATATGGGCGGTGTCCTTCCGCTTGGGCGGAGACGCAGTGTCTTGGGTTCGGAGGTCGGCAGTAATCTGGCGAAGTCGACGCGCGGCTTCCCGAATCGCATCCGGCGCGACGAGGTCCAGACTGGCGACAAGCTTGTCGACCTGTTGGTAGAGGTCGAAACGCTTTTCGCGCCACTGAGTTTGCTCGGGGCTTTCGTCGCTGATGTCCGTGGCTTCCCTGCGAGCGTAGGTGTCGAGGTCCTCACCATTGAGCAGCTTCTTCTGCTCGTCTGGAGGCAGCGCCTCGACCACCGTTCGAATCGAGTACTCCGCTCCTGCAGCGAAAGCGAGCTCGCTCAGAACGACGAGCGTGATCTGCCGACACAGGTCGATGATTTCTGCGACGTACTCTCGGATGTCGCCGTCCCACCGGATGGCCTCCGCACGGGTCTGCTTGCGGTTTTCGAGCAGCCAGTTCGACACGAAGCCAAACAACCCACCCAAGATGAGAAATCCGCCTGCGATCACGGGCACCCCCCACCACGGCGCGACAGAAGCCGAAGCCACCTCAAGGAGGGGCGTGGGCGATGGTGTTGGCATGCCACAAAACCTATCGTGCGAGGAGGTCATCCATGACGATGCTCAGCTACCGAGAATCCGCCGCGCGAGTCCGCCGCGCTTTCAACACCATTCGCCACTGGCGTAGGCAAGGCATGCCGATGGGGTGGGAACTCCGCGACGGCCAAATGGTGCGTGTCGTAGACGAAGACGTCCTGCTCGCTTGGTGGCGCGACCGGATGGACAACGACCCTGTCTGGCAGAACCGGATCCGCGCGAAGATCCGCGATCAGGCCCCGTAACCGTGCAGATCATCCCGAAGGCCAGCGAGAATCGTTAGCCGATTCTCTTCGGGGATCAGATAGTACTCTTCCTTGTCCGCGGGGAACTGGATCTCGTTCGGGAGCCCATCGAACGAGGCTGTGGTGACGATCGGAACCCCGAAATGGGACGACTCGTCCACCACGGTGACCGACAAGGATGTGATCGCGGACCGCGGCACGACGGTGACAACCGGTGAACGCCCCTCGCCAAGCTTCGCCGACCTGGGCTCCTTCTCCACCTCGACGCGCACGATGTAGCGCTCGGTCAAGACGACGCCCCACAAACCGTCTGCCTCGAGCGCGTCGCCGGAAAAGGGCTGACCACCATTCGTGTTGCCAAACTGAGCGTGCACGACGCTCTCGCCGTGCAGCCAGGCCCGCAGCTCGGCGTCGAGCTTAGGCATCCAAGATGGCCACTCATTGAAGTGGCGGCTCTTCAAAGCGATCCACGGCCCGCGCGCATCTTGGACCTTCTTCCACTGCTCATCGTTCACGACAACCCCCTTAGTGCTCATGCGCTCACCCTATCGGCGCACTCGACACGCCCACCAAAAGTCAAAATGTTGACACCCCTCCGTTTGACGCCCCTACATTGATGGTTGTACAGATGTCGCACAGGGCATCAACGTCGAGGGCCCCGGCCGAGCACACGCTCCCGGGGCCCTCGACGTCATCTGACCAGAACGGCCCCGACGCGCGCTACCAACACACGCCGGGACCTAACCCCCCTCATTCGACGTGAATCGATTGGAGGGCTACGTGGACTCTATCCGCGAGCCCGGACACGGCACCACCGCCGTCAACCGCCGCAACATCGCCCACCTCCGCGACCAACGCGACCGAGCCGGCCTCCTGCAGCTCGCCGACATCCTCGCCGCCCAGACCTTCCCCGACGCCGCCACGCTCGTCGACGAAGCCCGCGCCGCCGCCACCTGGATCGACGACACCACCCCACGCACCTACGACGTCGGCGACGCCGCCGGCATCAGCATCGGCGACATCCTCCGCTACCAGCACGACGGCCGCGCCCGCGAGGCCGTCGTCATCGCGACCGACGGCCGCACGGCCACCACCACACACGGCGACACCGTCGCCCTCTGAAGCCCTCGACCGGGAGTCCGAGCTTCCCCAGCGCACGAGCGCTGTCGGTGGCGCGCGCCACAGCTCCTCCCGGTCGAGGCCCTGACCGGTGTCAACGCGAGCCCCGCCATGGTCGCGAAGGACTCTCACGAACGCCTGGCGACTCTCCGGGCGAGGAGTACCTGCACCGCCTCGAGGGGCGCCCGCTCACCAGCCGGCGCCCCTCGAAACACCCCACTCAAACCCCGCCCTCAAACCGCGCCCTGCCCACCCGGGACGCAGGGCGCAGTTCTCATCCCAGGGCGCAGTTAGGGCGCAGTCGAAAACCACTACCGGACCCTCCGCCTTCCCCGTAATTCCGGGGGAGTAACCACTACAGGGCGCAGTAGGGCGCAGTTTTCTGAAACAGCACAGCTCTTTGATTAGTTACTAAGGGACCTGGTTATACGCGCGCACGGCACGACCGACCTGCCCAACCGCTCAAACTGCGCCCTGCACCCCGACCAGGAGACACGACGACGTGAGCGGCCAGCGCACCAACACCCGACTCGACCACGACCTCCGCAAAGACTTCTTCGAGGAAGGCCAGCGGCTCGACGCAGCCGGCGACCCCGAAGCCGACTGCTGGCTCTGCCACCAGCCCATCGACTACACCGCAGCCCCGGGCACCACACCCGACTCACACAACCTCGACCACTTCCTCACGGTCTCCGAGCACCCCGAACTGCAATCCGACCCCGACAACTTCCGCCACTCACACACCCTCTGCAATCAGCAACGAGGCGCCGGCTCACCCGCCCTCGACCTCGGCCAGCAGATGCCCGCCTGGTGGTGAACTCAGCGTTCTGCGTCGATGCCCGCGCGGATGGTGTCAATAGCGTCGCGACGGAACTCCGCGATCCGCGACGGATCGGTGACGGCAAGCCGAAGGAGCCGCTGCGTCGCCTCGTCGAGGATGACGATCCGAGCCTCCCTCGAAATGAACTCGGCCATCGACGCGATGCCGACTAACTCGACTAGCTTGGCGTCTGGACCCGCGGCATGCGCTCCAGCTCGGACGATGCGGTCGTGAAGGTCCTGCTCTGACGATGCGATCGCCTTGCTATGCCGAAGCCGGGCGAAGCGCGAACGCGGTTGCGGAGCACGAAGCCACGCACGAAACCGCTCCGTCTGATACGCGAGGTCTGCCCACTCGACGCGCATGCGCGCGCTCTGCTCCAGAGCTATCTCCTCGTCGCGTGCTCGCTTCTCGCGTCGTCGCAGCTCAAGGGCGAACAGCCATGCGACGAACGCGCCGAAGGCGCCACCAGCGAGCGCGCCCCACATGGTCGCCCAGAACGTTTCGAGAAAGTCCACGCTGCACGATACCGCGCACATGAATGACGAAGAGAGGGCCTTGGCCTCGTCGCCCTCAGCCGCCAAGACGAGGTTCCTCCGCCTGAGCCGTCAACAACACCCCCACCCCTCGAAATATCCAGGATCGCGGTCGGGGGCGGACCACAGCCCGGGGGAGTGGTCCTCTCTCCCCGGCCATTTTGGGCACCCCCATCGCGCGCACGCGCAAGAAAGTGAGGCATCGCATGGCCGATTCGACCGTCGCCCGCCTCGAGGTCGCCTCGTTCGACGTCGCCGAGCTGCAGGTCTTCCACCGCAACCCGCGCCGCGGCGACGTGCGCGCGATCGCCGAGTCTCTCGCGACCCACGGGCAGTACCGGCCGATCGTCGTGAACGTCGGCTCGCACACGGGCCGCCCGAACGAGATCCTCGCAGGCAACCACACGTACCTCGCGGCGTGCTCGCTCGGATGGGCGACTGTGCAGGCGACGACCGTCGACGTCGACGACGCGACCGCTCACCGCATCGTGCTCGCTGACAACAGGCTCGCGGATCTCGGCGCCTATGACGAGGTCGACCTCGCGGCCGCGATGAGCGCAGCTGGCGACCTCGAAGGCACGGGCTACGTCGCCTCCGATCTCGATGAGCTGCTCGCTCAGCTGTCGACGCCCGTGTCTCTGACCGACCCGGACGACGTGCCGGCGCTGCCCGATGCCGACTCCGCGATCTCGCGCGCCGGCGACGTGTGGACGCTGGGTCCGCACCGCCTGCTCGTCGGGTCGTCCGGCGACCTGGAAGCGGTGCGCGCGGCGATGCCCGAGGGCGTGCTCTGGGATTGTGTCTGGACGGACCCGCCCTACGGAGTGGACTATGTCGGCGGCACGGGCATGACAATCCAGAACGACGGGCCCGCTGCGGCGATCGCCGTGTCGATCGCGTTCCTCGAGGTGGCCGCGCAGATGGCTCGACCCGGTGCTCCGGTCTACGTCGCCCACGCCGACGCGCTGCGAGTGCCGCTGCAGACGGCGATGGAGCAGCTCGGCATCCGCTACCGGCAGACCCTGATGTGGGTGAAGGACCGGTTCGTCCTCTCGCGGGCGGACTACCACTACCAGTCCGAGCCGATCCTCGCTGGCGAGGTCGACATCGAGCGCGACCACGACCCGATCGCGTACGGCTTCACGCCGGGCGGCGACGGTCGTCTCGGCCGAGGCGGTCCGCACTGGCATGGAGACAACCGTTCGGCGACCGTGTTCGACGTGTGTCGCCCGTCGCGCTCGGCCGAGCACCCGACGATGAAGCCCGTCGAGCTCGTCGAGCGCATGCTCGTGAACTCCTGTGCGCCTGGCGCATGGGTCGCCGATGGATTCGGCGGATCCGGATCCACTCTGATCGCTGCCCACCGGCTCGGCCGGAAGGCGTTCCTCGTCGAGCTCGACACGGCGTACGCCGATGTCATCTGCCGTCGGTTCCAGGAGCACACCGGCATCGTGCCCGTGCGCGACGGTGAACCCGTCGACTTCACGACGGCCGCGGCATGACCGAGCGGGAGCAGTGGAAGATCGCGCTCACCCTCTTCAAGGCTGGGGCGACGTACGAAGAGATCGCGCCGAAGGTCGGCGTAAAGACCGCGGCCACCGCGCAGCGCATCGTCCAGAAGGCCATCGACGCATCGACGATCGCGCTCGACCAGACCGCATCGCGCATCATCGACCTCGAGCGGCTTGAGACCCTGCACCGGGTCTACTGGCCGAAGGCTCTCGCCGGCGACGTCGCCGCGTTCGATCGTGTGCAGAAGATCGCGGAGGACCGCCGGCGTCTGATCGGCGAGCCGACCCGCATCAAGAACGCGATCACCGACGCGCTAGAGAAGTCTCTCGGCGCACTCGAGCTGCAGGACGCCGACGAGGCCCTGGTTGCATCGTGCCGCCAGGTCGCTCGTCAGATCGACCACGCGGTCGCAAACGGCACGTCCCTCGAGGCGACCAAGGCTCTGTACCTGTTGCCGCATCTCTGGAATGGGCTGCGCGAGCTCGGCGCCACGCCGGCGGCCCGCGCCGCTTTGCAGGCATCCCTCCCGACGCCGGATGCGTCGGCCGAGACGGATGCGCCGAAGGGGGGTCCCGTTGACCTTGGTGACTTCAAGCAGCGGCGTCGCGGAGGCGGAGCAAGCTGACTTCACCGGCCTCGTGGGCTCGGAAGAGCCTCGACTCTGGACGCGCCCGCTGCGGCCGCTGACCGAGGAGACGTCGCTCGGTTTCGAGGTGATCGAGTTCGCCCTCGTGTTCCTCGGCATCGCGCTGTACCCGTGGCAGAAGTGGCTGCTCATTCATGCGCTCGAGCTGAACGTCGACGGCACCTTCCGGTTCCGTCGCGTCATCGTGCTCGTCGCCCGCCAGAACGGAAAGAGCCTGCTCGCCGCGGTGCTTGCCGCGTGGTGGCTGTTCGTGGACTCCGACCGGTTCGAGGATCGGCTGCCGCCGTTCCGATTCAAGGTGCTCGGCACGGCACAGAACCTCGACACCGCCCAGGACGTGTGGAACCTCACAGGCCGCTGGTGCGACCTCGAGAACGACGGACATGTCCCCGCTCTCGCCGCCCTCGTCCAGAAGGTGCAGCGGAAGAACGGCCAGCCCGGGATCTACCTCCGCAACGGAGCTCACTACGAGGTCCGCGCCGCCTCCCGAAAAGGCGGTCGCGGCAAGGCCGCAGCTCGTGTCCTCATGGACGAGATGCGCGAGCAGCAGACGTTCGACGCGTGGGACTCCGTCGCCCAGACGACGAAGGCGATCTTCAACTCGCAGCTGTGGGGAATCTCGAACGCCGGCGACGTGCGCTCGGTCGTCCTCCGCAAGCTGCGCGCGAACCTGCTCGTCGAGATCGAGGAGTGGCTGGCGCGCGGGCTCGACGAGCTCGAGGCGTACGCGAACGGAGAGATCGCCGCGTCGACGTCGGCGCTGTTCGAGTGGTCGGCCCCGGATGGGTGCGCGCTCGACGACGTCGACGCGATCCTCCAGGCGAACCCGAGCATCGGGCACGGCGAGATCACCGTCGAGATGTGTCTCCAGGATTCACGCGACATGCTCGAGGCGAGCTACCGCACCGAGGTGCTCTGCCAGTGGGTGACGTCGAAGGTTCACTCATTCATCTCGCCGAAGGAGTGGCGGCCGCGGCACACCCGCATCGAGGACATCGAGATCCCACGAGGGGCACGCACCGTCTGGGCGATCGACACGTCGACCCCTGACCGCTCGACAACCTGGATCGCGGCTGCGGTGATGACCGCCGACGGTCGCCCGTTCACGACCGTGCATGCTCGTCGTGCCGGCATGCTCTGGGTGCCCGACTACATGGCCGAGCTCGCCGAAGCATCCGGCCACAAAGAGATCGTGATCCAGGCTCGCGGCACCGCCGCGGTGGAGTTCATCGAACCGCTGAAGGCGCTCGGCCTCCAGGTGCACGCGCTTGATGGCGGAGCGTTCGCCATGGCGACCGGCCGGATGCGCGATCGCGTCCGCGATCGCCGACTCGTCGTGCTCGAGCAGCCGCCCATCGATCTCGCGATCGAGGGCGGCGTCGTCACCCAGTACGCCGAGAACCTCGCCTGGTCGCGGCACAAGTCGCAGCCGATCGACATCGCCGGTCTGGTCGCCATGACTGAGGCGCTCTACGGGCTCGAAGTGCTCGAGCCCGCCCCGCCGCCCGTGATCCCACCGCCGCCTCCCAAGGCGACGACGTTGCAGCGCGCTCGAGGCGCCGACGCGACACGCGCCCGGGGCGAGAGCCTCCGCACGCTGCAGTTCTGAAAGGAGGCCCAGCGTGGCTAAAGAAATCGGCTACCAGACGACCTCACTCCCGACCTGGGCGGCGCTCGCTGGCCAGGCTCACGAGACGAACCCGCAGCTGGTGTGGCCGCGCTCGATCGAGGCGTACGACCGGATGCGTCGCGAGGAGCCGCAGGTCGTGTCAGTGCTTCGTGCGGTGATGCTGCCGATCCTCTCGGCGCGCTACCAGCTCGAGCAGGGCGACGCTCGCGACGAGGTTGTGGAGCGCATCGCGGCCGACCTCGGGCTGAGCATCAAGGGTCTAGACCCCGTGCCTCCGCATCGGACACGAGGCCGCTTCTCGTGGCGCGAGTACGTGCGTCTCGCGCTGCTCTCGCTCGTCTATGGGCACTCTGTGTTCGAGCAGGTCTTCGAGCCGGATGCATTCGGTTTGCTGCGTCTGAAGAAGCTCGCGTGGCGTCCGCCTCGCACCATCTCTCAGTTCATCGTCGCGCCGGATGGCGGGTTGGAAGCGATCACGCAGCACGGCCTCCTGTCAGGTCAGCGCAGCGCAGTGAAGATCCCGATCAACCACCTCGTGGTCCACGTGAATGAGCGTGAGGGAGCGAACTGGATCGGCCAGTCGCTGCTCCGGTCGGCGTACAAGATGTGCGTGCTGAAGGACCGCGTGCTGCGCGTGCAGACGATGTCGATCGAGCGCAACGGGCTTGGCGTGCCGGTCTACACGAGCGCGCCCGTCCCGGACAACGCGAGTGCCGAGAAGCACGCCGAGTGGGTCGAGTCCGAGAAGGACGCCGGCCTGCAGATCGCGCAGGACTTCCGCGCCGGCGACGACTCCGGCGCATCCATCCCTCACGGCGCGAAGCTCGAGCTGCTAGCTCTCACCGGCAAGCTGCCGGACACGAACCGGCCTCTGCAGTACTTCGACGAGCAGATCGCGCGCGCAGTGCTCGCACACGTCCTGAACTTGGGCGGCGACGACTCGACCGGTTCGTACGCGCTGGGTGACACCCTCGAGTCGATCTTCACGAACTCGCTGAACTCGGTCGCGGCTGACTTCGTCGACGTCACTCAGCAGCATGTGATCGAGGACTACGTCGATCTCAACTGGGGGCCAGACGAACCCGCACCGCGGCTCGTCGTCTCCAAGATTGGCGCGGATACACCGGTCACCGCCGACGCTATCCGCGCCCTGGTCGACGCCGGGGTGATCACTCCGGACGAAGCGCTCGAGGGTCACGTCCGCGAGCTGATGCGCCTGCCCGGTCGGCTCGCCGAGATCATCCCCGACGAGGACGCGCCGGCGGTCACGCCGAGCGGCACGGACCAGCTGGTCGCAACGATCGCTGCCGCGACGGACGCCGAGCAGGCGCGCTACGCCGCCGAGACGCTGCAGAAGGCGTACCTCGGGGTCGACAAAGTGCTCACTCGCCGGGAGATCCGCGAGCTCGTGCGACGCTCCGGCGCCGACATCGACCCGGACGCAACGCCTGACCAGGAGCCGGACCCGGCACCGATCGTTCCCGAGGAGGAAGCCGCATGAATCCGTTCAAGCCGAACCGGCCGCCGTCCGCTGCGCTCACCGCGCGCGCCGAGATCCCGACGCCTGTCGTCGCGAACGGCGTCGCAACGCTCCGGCTCTACGACGTCATTGACGCGTGGGGCGGCGACTGGGGCGTGTCTGCCGGTGAGTTCAACGCTGCAATCGATGCGCTGCCTGACGGCATCACAGAGATCCGCCTGCTGATCAACTCTCCGGGCGGGGAGGTCTGGGACGGGCTCGCGATCCTCAACGCGCTCCGGGCGCACCCCGCACGCACCATCGCCATCGTCGAAGGCATCGCCGCATCCGCGGCATCCTTCGTCGCCGCGGGCTGCGACGAGATGGTGATGTCTCGCAACTCCGAGGTCTACATCCATAACGCGATCGGCTACGCCTCTGGCGACGCCGAAGTGATGCGCGCCGCGGCCGAGGACCTCGAGCGTCTCGACCGGAACATCGCCTCGATCTACGCGGAGAAGTCCGGCAAGAGCATCGAGTACTGGCTCGCCGAGATGCCGAAGGACCGATTCATGACCGCCGACGAGGCGCTCGAGTCCGGCCTCGCTGACCGCATCGAAGGTGCGGACTCTGCACCCGTCGCTCGCGCGCACTTCGACATGTCCATGTTCGCGCGGCCTCGGGGCGATCGCTCGCCCCGAGCTGCGCTCTCTGAACTCCCGAGCTCAACCGAGCCGGGTGACCCCAACCGAAAGGACGATCTCGTGGCTTACGAAGATCTGACGGCTGGCCTCCGCGAGCGGCTCGGTGTGACCGAGACCACCCTCACGGATGAGCAGCTCCTGGCCGCGCTCGACGAGTCTCTCGCCGAGCGTGCCGAACCCGACCCGGCCAACCCGGCCGCCGAGACGACCCCGGTCGTTACCTCCGCTCCCGAGGGATCCGTCATCGTAGAGGCCGGCGCGTTCGCCGAGCTTCAGCGGCAGGCAGGTCTCGGCGCGACCGCGCACGCGAACATGCAGGCGCAGCGTCACGAGGGCATCGTGCAGAACGCGATCGAGGAGGGCCGCATCGCTCCTGCATCGCGCGCGCACTTCCTTGCTCAGCTGGGGCGTGACGAGGCCGGCACCGTGGCGGCGCTCGCGACGTTCCCCAAGGGCACCATCCCTGTGGCCGAGATCGGCCACAGCGAGTCGGAAGCAGTGACCGACAACCAGCGTCTCGCCGCGAAGGCCGGCTGGGGCACGACCAAGAAGGAGGCCTGACCCATGTCCGACTACCTGCCCAAGCACGGCACCGAGACCGGTGTGCCGTTCACAGTCGGCGCGACCGCGGTCACCGGTGGCCGCCTCGTCGAAGTGTCCACTGCGAACGCGATTGTTCCTGCGTCCGCCGACTCCATCAAGGTGGTCGGCGTCGCGGCACAGGACGCAGTCACCGGTGAGCGGGTCACGGTGTTCCCGCGATCCACCGGTGTGCAGCGTCTCACCGCATCCGGTGCGATCGCCGTCGGCGCACGCGTGATCTCGGCCGCCGCCGGCAAGATCGCCACCGCCGGCGCCAGCACCAACTCCATCGGCATCGCCCTCCAGGCCGCTGCCGCCGACAACGACGTCATCGACGTCCTGTTCATCTGAGGGAGATGACGTGTCCTACACCTACCCGGTGAAGCACCCCGAGGGGACTCTCACCACCGAGGAGCTGCACCTGCTCCTGTCCAACCCGACCGTCATCGCGCACCGTGTCGCTGAGCTCGCGGATCAGAAGTTCATCGCGGACTTCCTGCTCTCGGGCCGCTACTCGGCGCAGGGCGGCGGCGTGTTCTACGAGACCGGCGAGGAGATCTACGTCGGCGAAGATCCCGAGGCGGTGTCGCCGCTCGGCAACTACCCGACCGTGATCCTCGAATCGGGCGAAGTCGTTTCGGCTCGCACTGTGAAGTGGGGTCTCGACACCGTGGTCAGCGACGAGAAGATCTCCCGTCAGGGAATCGCCTACGTCAACCGCGGCATCACTCGCCTCGTCAACACGGTCGTCCGTCACGTCGACCGCGTCGCGATGGCCGTCATTGCCTCGCGCGTGACGAGCACCTTCGCGTCGCTCGAGACGTGGTCGACCGCCGGTAAGGCTGTCGAAGCGATCACCACGATCCAGGCGGAGCGCGCCGAACTCGGCTTCGGCATCGACCTCGACACTGCCGTTCTGCGCCCCGCGCAGTACGCGAAGGTCATCGGCATGCTGATCGACGACAAGGCGCTGCCGCGCGAACAGGGCGAGACCGCGATCCGGGGCAACCTGCCTGTCGACGCTCTCGGCCTGACGTGGGCTACCACGCCGCACTTCCAGGGTGCGAACCCGCTCCTGGTCGACCGCGAGCAGCTCGGCGGCATGGCCGACGAGAACCTCGGCGGCCCGGGCTACGTCCGCACCGAGGCGTTCGGTGTCGAGGCAAAGACGATCCGCGAGGAGAAGCCCGAGGGGTACACGCTCCGCGCTCGTCGCGTCACCGTCCCCGTCGTCACCGAGCCGCTGGCTGGTGTCGCCCTGACGAACACGGGTCTCTGATGGCTCGGCTCGTGGTGACCGCAGCGGTCGCCGTACTGCCCACGGTCGACGGCCGTGAGCAGTACCTCTACCAGGGCACAGTCTTCGACTCCGACGGCATCACCGAGGAAGGCCTCGAGCACGCTCGCGTGCAGGGCCTGATCGGTGACGCTCCCGAGATCGTCGAGGACGAGGAGCCCATCGCGGTCTTCTCTCAGGCCGACGTCGACGAAGCGGTGAAGGCCGCGGAGGACGCGAAGGATGCCGAGCTCGCGACCGCTCGTACGGCCGTCGAGGACAAGGCCCGCGAGGTCGCAAAGGAGATCGCAGATCTCGCGACCGCGAAGGCGGAGTTCGAGAAGGCGCAGGCCGACACGAGCAAGGTCGAGACCCCGAAGGTCTCGACCGCAAAGACGACTGCTGCGAAGCAGTCCTGATCGAGGGGAGCGATGATGGCGATCTCACATGGGGATATCAGCTCAGACGAGGATCTCGGCCGACGTGTTCTGGTGCGAGCTCGCATCATCGCTCCCTGCCTCGACACCCTCGACCCAGAGTCGGAGGTGGGGAAGGACGCGATCTCCATCCTCAAAGGGGTGATCGCGGCACTGCCGTCCGCCGGTTTCGAACGAGCGAAGTCATTCAGCCGAAACGGCACAGCGATGACGTGGCGGGAGATCGACGCCGCCTTCAGCAACGACGCACGCGTGTCCCTGCAGTCGCTCTGCGGCGCGAACAACGCCTCCGGGCTCCCGGAGGGCCACTTCCCGAAAGCGCGTCCTCTGGCGCGCTTCTGGCCGGAGGGAGAGTACTCGTGACCTTCCCCGGTGACTTCTTCTTTCCCGACGTCGTTGATGTGCGGGATCGCATCGCTGGCGCCGGCATGGGGTCAGGGCTCGGGTCGAAGCGCCGCCTGGTCTCGGAGACGATCGACACGCAGGAGTTGGTACGCGGCGACGACGGCCAGGAGGTCGTCTCGTCATCCCGTGTCACGGTCCCGCTCGAGTCGAACGTTCCGGTCGGATCACTCGTCACCGTGTGGCCCGGCGGATCTGCCGAGCGCACCGCGAGGGTGCTCCGTGTCGGCCGCGACGAGAACCCGCCACCGCTGCCCTCACACCAGATCCTCTGGCTGGAGTAGCCGCCATGGTGCGCGAACTCAAGCCAGTCCTGTCTATGGTCGAATCGGCCGCGCAGGACGCCATGAAGGACGCCGCCCGCACGATCCTCAAGCGCTCGAATCAACTCGCGCCCAAGGACGACGGCGACCTCCGCCGATCAGGCCGCGTCGTCGTCGACGACCTCAGCGTGGCCGTCCGCTACACCGCACCGCACGCGGTGTTCCAGCACGAGCATCTCGACTGGGAGCACGACGACGGCGGTGGAGCGAAGTTCCTCGAGATCGCTGCCGACGAGACCGACATAGCCGAGATCGTCGCGGCCGCCGTGGAGGAGGCACTCGATGGCTGACTCCACTCCGGTCGATCTCACCCTCGACGTTGAGCTAACGAAGCGCCTCGCCGAGATCGTCGGGCGCGTACCCACCTTCGCCTGGCGGCCGAACGGTCCTGCTTACACGTCATCTGAGGTCGCGATCTTCTACGGCCGATTCCTCGACGCGCCCGACCGGGCCATCGCTGTGCGCGTGTACAGCCCGATCGACGAACCCAACCTGTCCCGGCGTCGCGTGCAGTTCCATATCCGCGGCCGCCGCGACGACATCGCGGACGCCGACCGGCTCGCCGACGTCCTCTTCATCGTGTTGGACAACCGTCTCCGCGGGGACGGTATCGCCAGCATCACCCGCACCTCGGCCTCTCCGCTGGGTGCAGACAAGACCGGTCGCGAAGAGCGCACCGAGAACTACCTGATCACTCTCGACAATCTGGAGGCTTCATCATGAACCGCGTTTCTCTTCCCGCCGGCACCGTACTCGGAAAGTCCTACGAGTACGGGCTCGACGTCAACCTCGGCTCGTACGCCGACCCGACCTGGCAGCCCGTCCGCCGCATGAGCGCGTGGCAGCCGTCGACGCCCGGAACCTCGACCGACGTCGGCACGTACGACGACCAGGGGTCACCGAACAACGACATCACCGGTCGCACCTTCGGGGCATCGTTCACCGTGCAGGGCAACCGCTCCGTCGCAACCGGTCGCTACCTGCCTGAGCTCGCCGCCATGGTCGACGCCGCGAAGCGCAAGGGCGAGGCTGCCGTCCTCGACGTGCGCTGGTACCACAAGCCGGAATTCGGAACGCCGGATCCGACCGATGCGGGCCGCTCGCTCGTCACCGTCGAGGTGACTCGTTCGAACACCGACAACCAGGGCATCGAGATCAAGTCGATCACGCTGACTGGCAAGGGCGAGTTCGAGGACATCGCGAACCCGTTCCAGGGCTGGGGCGTCACCGCTCCGAGCGTCCAGGCCATCACCCCTCCGGGCGCAGGCTCGGGCGATCTCGTGACGATCAACGGCGCCGGCTTCCTCGAGGCGACGACCGTGACCTTCGACGCGCTGCCGTCGGACGACTTCCAGATCATCAACGGTGCAACCATCGTGGCGCTGGTGCCCGCCGACGACGCCGGAGATGTCGCGGTCGTGGTCACGAACTCCGCCGGTGCATCCACGGCGTACACGTTCGCGCGCGGGGCCTGACGCGATGACCGCTTCCGACTTCTCGTCGTGGGCGGTGCTTCCCCTGGTCCTCACGTTGGGCGAGCGCACCTACACGGTCGCGCCGCCCAACGTGGGCGACATGGGCAAGCTCATCGCGTGCGCGGTTCTCGGCGAGGTGAAGCTCGGCCTCGCCGACGGCCCGGTCCCCGAGCAGGTGCAGGCCGTGCTCGACACGATCGCACCCGACGAGCACCCGGCGCTCGGCGAGGCGGTCTACGCGCAGATGGTCGCCGACAACGTGCACCCCACGACCATCGACCGGATGGCGTACTACTCGGTCTTCTACTGGGCAAAGGGCAAAGACTACGCCGACGGGCTCGCGCTGCTCCTGTGGGGGCGTGAGCAGGCCGAGCTCGCAGAGGCCGAGAACCCGGCCCCAAAAGGCTAGCGACGGCGGAGGACTGGGCGCCGTACGCGGCGCCCGGGGCAGTGCTAGGTGAGGACGGCTGGTACTCCGACTATCGGAGGCCGCCCGCGAACCTCGCTCCAGCACCCGCCGCTCCGCCGTCCGCCTCGAAGGCCCCGGAGATCGATAGCTCCTGGCTGGCCATCGTGCAGCAGTGGCGCATCGTTGTCGCCGAGCTCATCGAGCGCGGCGTGGATCTCTACGATCCAGCGGTCCGCGCTCGCCCATGGCCTGGTGTTCGCACCCTGATCTTCTCGCTGCTCGACACCAGCCCTCGGCTGCGGGCCGCACTCCGGAAGGAGAACGATGCGCAAGCTGACGGTCGCTGACCTCGAACTGCTGTTCACCGCGAACACCGACAAGGTCGAGAAGGCGGAGAAGCAGGTCCTCGCGATCGGCAAGAAGATCGAGTCGAACCCGATCAAGGTCGGCGCGGATGCCAAGGGCGCACTCGGCGCCATGGACCGTGTCGAGAAGGCCGCGAAGAAGCTCGTGTCCGAGCGCGCCGTGCTGCAGCTCGACGCCGACGTCTCCCGCGCAGAGAAGAATCTCGCGCGAGCCGTCAACAAGCTCGAGGACCTGCACATCCGAGCCGAGGGCGGACTCGACGTCACGGCCGACGTGAAGCGTGCCGAGGCGTCGATCCAGCGCATCGAGCGGATGCTCGACGGTCTACGCACGGCGCGCAACGCCGTCGACGTCGAGGTCAACGAGGAGCCCGCTGAGACTGGGCTGAAGCGGTTCCTCGCGCTGTTCAAGCGGCGCACAGAGGAAGCCGGCGATGAGGGCGGACGCTCGCTCAGCCAGGGACTCGACGCAGCCACGCGTGGCGCCGGTCAGAAGGTCGGCGACGTCGTCGGCGGTGACATCGAGAAGACCCTCGTCGACGCTCTGTCCGCGATCCCGATCGCCGGCGGTATCGTCCTCGGCGGATACGCGATCGGGAAGGCGATCACCGGTGCGATCCAGGATGGTCTCGCTGTCGAGAAGCGCCAGGACCGTCTGCAGGGTCTGACCGGTATCAGTGAAGCGGACGCGCTGCGCCTCGGCCGCGCATCCGGCGAAGCGTACGCGAACAACTTCGGCGACTCGATCGAGTCCAACATGGACGCCACCCGACTCTCTCTGCAGTTCCGGATCCTCGACCCGTCCGCAACCACGCGCGACGCTCAGCTCGTCGTCCAGGGACTCGCCGGAATCTCGGATGCCCTCGAGGAAGACGTCCGCCCCACCGCGCAGGCCGTCGCCCAGCTGCTCAGCACGGGCCTCGCGCGCAGTGCGCAGGAAGCCTACGACCTCATCGCCGCCGGCGCGCGCAACGGGCTCAACCGCAACGAGGACCTACTGGACACCCTCACCGAGTACCCGTCGCTCTTCCAGCGGCTCGGCCTCTCGGGGGAGGAGGCACTCGGCCTCGTCAGCCAGGGCATGAAGGCCGGCGCGCGAAACAGCGACCTCGCTGCCGACGCGCTCAAAGAGTTCCAGATCCGCGCGACGGACGCCTCCGAGCTGTCCGCTTCCGGATTTGAGGCGCTCGGGCTGAATGCCGAAGAGATGACGAACAAGATCGTCCAGGGAGGAGCCAGCGCCCGCGACGGGCTCGCGGAGGTTCTCACGAAGCTGCGCGAGATGGCGCCTGGTGTCGAGCGCAACAACGCCGCCGTCGCTCTCTTCGGAGCGCAGGCGGAGGACCTCGGCGACTCGTTGTTCGCGATGGATCTGTCTACGGCCGTCGAGCAGCTCGACGGCGTTACCGGATCCGCGCAGCGGATGTTCGACACCCTCGCGGGCAACGACGCATCGAAGATCGATCAGGCGCAGCGGAACATCGAAGTCGCGGCCGACGGCATCAAGGGTGCACTCGCGTCCGTCTTCGCCGAGCCGCTCGGCGACTTCGCCGACTGGGTCTCGCAGAACCGCGGGCCGATCCTGCAGTTCTTCCAGGATCTCGTCAACGGCGCGATCGACTTCGGGATCTCGGCGACGGAATCCTTCGGCTCATTCGTCTCCGGGCCCCTCGCCGAAACCGTCGAGGGACTCGCAGGCCTGATCGATTTCTTCAACGGTGCGGAGGAGCGGCCGAAGGAGCTCGACGATCTGGCCGAGAGCATGCGCGGATTCGACTCGTCGACCGACGACGCCGTGAGCAAGCTCGAGGAACTGCGCGGCCAGTTCAACGACTTCACCGACCCGCTCGTGCAGCTGGGGTATGTGAACGACGCCGCACTGCGCACGGCGGATGCGGTCGCTCAGGTGGGCTCGTCTGCCGACGGCACCGCGGCATCCGCTGCGGAGATGGAGTACCAGACGAGGCTCGCGGTGGAGGCCCTGCAGGTGGAGCTCGAGACCGCGGCCGCCGCGGGCGAGTCCCAGCAGAACCTCACTGACCGGTACAACGCATCGACTGAGGCCCTCGTCCAACAGCTCATCCAGATGGGTTACACGGACGAGGAAGCACGCAACCTGATCGCCACGTACGGTGCCGTTCCGGAGCTCGTGCAGACGACGATCGACGCGAAGACCGAGGAAGCCCAGGCGAAGGTCGACAGCTTCATCGAGTCCAACCAGCAGCGGAACCTGCGGATCAAGATCGTCGCGGACGGGTCCTCGTTCGTCATCCCGACATCGACCGGCGGGCGGGAGGTGTCCGCGCAGGCCAATGGCTCGGTGCTCGAATTCATGGCCCAGGGCGGGCTGACGCCCATGTCGCCGCTCGCGCAGATGGTGCCGCCGAACACCTGGCGGGTCGTCGGCGATCGGTCCGACGTGCCGGAGCTCTATGCACCGCTGGACGGATCCGCGCGGTCATGGGGTCTTCTGCTGGAGGGGCTGCGGCGGATGCCCGGTGTCATGCCTATGGCGGAGGGCGGCGTCGTGCTTCCCAACGCGACGTCGGCGCCTGGTGCGGTATCGGTCCAGCTCGGCGACATCAGCGTCGGTGAGGGACCATCGGCCGCCGAGCTCGGAGCGTTCATCGAGCGTGCAGTCCGTGAGGCAATCAAGCAGTGGTACGGAAACCGAGGGGGCTTGTGAGTATGAACGAATGGGACGGGTGGGGATTCAACGGGACTCTCGCCCGCGTTCCGTTCACCGGACGGCGTTTTGACCACCGTCCCGGGTTCTACGTGCGGACTCTCTCGGGTCTGACAGGCGGGGGTCGCGTCACCGTGCGCGGCTCCGCCAGTCGGGCCGACACCCTGCGAACTCCGGGCGTCCGCGATACTGCGCGCGAGATCACGATGAGCGGGTTCGCGTACGCACCCACCCCGAGCATCCTCGCAGCGCAGATCCGACAGTTCGAAGGGATCCTCGCCGACGAATCCGCGTTCGGGCTGTTCGCATGGGAAGACCTGAACCAGAACCGCCGTGTCTGGGTACAGCGCGAGGGCATCCCCACTATCGACCGGCGCGGGATGTCCGGCTTCGCCGACTTCCGCCTCTCCCTGAGCGCGCCGGATCAGCGCGTCTCAGGCGACACCCTTCAGACGTCCGGATGGGGATCAACGGTCGAGGTCGTCAATCGTGGCACGTACCCGGCGCCCATTGAGCTCGAGATCCGCGGCACCCGGCCAACCGGCTACGACATCGCAGGGCCTGCGGGGCGTCGTGTCGCGGTGACACGTGCTCTGGCGGTCGGCGCCCCGCATCTTTACGACGCCGACACCGGAGTGTTCTCCGTCGGCGGCGTGGTCGACCCGGATGGCGTTGGCCGAGCAGACCAGCTCGAGATTCCCCGCGGGTCGCACACGATCACTGTGTCGGCCGGTGCCGAGATCAACGTGCGGGGCTTCGACACCTACGCACCCTGACCACGAGGAGGATGCCGTGCGCACCTGGCGACTCCATGACTTCTCCACCGGCAACCCGATCGGCCCGACACTGAAGGCGACCGGCAGCTGGAAGCAGTCGATGACCGCAATCGGGAACGGCACCCACGCGGTGCAGCTGCGCACCCCGGCGCTGAAGCGATACGACCGCGCTTTCTGGCAGAACGCGACCGCACACTGGGTCCGCGTGCTCGTCGAGTGCTGGGACGGGCAGCCGCAGTACGCGGGGCTGATCAAGCACCGGCGGATGCGCACCTCCACAGGCGAGGCCGTGCTGCAGACCGTCACCCCGAACCACCTGCTCGCCGATCGATACCTCTTCGGCGTGGGCGACTATCCCGGAGCGGGCCCCTTCGCGATCGCGGGCGCCTCACCCCGGTCCGCAGTCGAACGCGTCATCAAGCGCGCCTCGGGTGACATCGGCCCGGAGTGGATCGCCCCGTATCGGTACTCCCATCTCAGCGAGGGGGGCAGCTTCAACCTGACGGTCGAGAAGACCGACTGGAAGACAGCGGCGGTGCTCGTCGACACGATCCGAAAGCAGCAGGGCGGACCGGACCTCGCGTTCGTTCCCGTCTACGACTCGCTTGGTCGGCTCCGATGGGACGTACTCACCGGGCAGCCGCGCGTGCCGGGGCTGACGATCGACCTCCCGATGTCCGTTCGCCGTTCCCGTGCATCGTTCGTCGAGATCGGTGAGGACGGCGCGAACATGGGCTCCGGCATCTTCGGCCGCGGCGAGGGATACGACCGCAGCCGCCTCGTCGGCCTCGCCGGTTACTTCGACGGCTCGCCCGACGGCGCTCCACCGATGATCGTCCGCGACTTCGCGATCGACTTCCAGGACGTGAAAGATCAGGACGCCCTGAACTCGCTCACTGCCCAGTACCTGGCCGACAACACCTGGCCGGTGCGGCAGTGGGAGTACGACGTCAACGTGGAGCACCGCGCCGGCCTCGCCGCCTTCCCCGTCGGCGACCTGAAGCTCGGCACCCGATTCAAGGCGAAGTACTCCGGCGACGAGCTCAACGACCCGGTGAAGGAAACCCACTACGTGGTCGGCCTTTCACACTCGACCGACCGTGACGAGTTCTTCGGTGTGGAGGTGCAGAGGCTGTGATCCGCAACCCCAACGACGACCCACTCCTGAAGCGGATCGAAGCGCTCGAGCAGCTGCTCCGCGCGAACCCGCTCCGCAACGCATCGTTCGGCTCCGGTGGCATCACCGTTTACGACGGCGGCCGCATCCGCTTCACCGAGGGCGGCGGCATCGTCATCGAGGGCGACGGCTACATCATCATCGGCGGCAACCTCACCGGCGACGGAACGTTCCAGTGGACGGGCCCGTGGAAGTTCAACAACGGCGACGGCGAGATCGCCGGCAACGTAAAGCTGACCGGAGACTTCGACCTCACTGGCAAGTTCATCGCCGGCAACATCCGCATCGAGGACGGCAAGATCTACGTCGGCGAGGGCGCGGCCGCGATCGTCATCGACGGCGCGGCCAGCAAGATCCTCGCCGGCAACATGACGATCGACCCGGCAGAGGGCGGGTCTGTTGCGTTCCCTGGTGGGGCGAAGCTCGACGCGGACCCGGGCGGCGGCGTCAGGCTGACGCAAGGCACCAATCGGGTGTTCGTCGGCGACGGCCTGGTGTCCATGCAGATGGGGACACGATCGATTGCCATCTCAGCGAGCGGCATTCAGATGACCGGAGCCGACACGATCCCAAGCAGCCTGGCCGGCGGCGCGATCCCCGGCACCATCTGGTCTGACGGCACTGAGCTGTTTCGGGTTGTCTAGCCCATGGTGTCGGGGCAAAGGTGCATCTGTGCTCCGGCGATGATCGCGTTGCTGTCGTAGAAGTAGCCGCCGACTTCGCTCGGCTGTTCACCATCAATGACGCTCATCTTCTCGACCGACTCGCCACCGCGGATCCGCTCACAAGCGTCGGCTGCGGCGTCGAAGAGCTGAGCGTCTGTCGCATCGGGGATCTGGCTCGGGAAAGTTTCGAGACGACCCCGGACGAACTCCAAGAACGCCGACTCCGCCTCGTCGTCGGCCGCCGTTCCCGGCTCTTCCGCCTCAAGCGGGGCGGGCGTTTCGGTCGCCTCTTCGCTCGCGGATGCCGGCGCCACGCGCTCGTCTGACGCGTTGTCTGCGCTCTCGGCACACCCGGTGAGCGTGAGCAGGAGAACGGCTGCTACAGCGGCGATGGCGGTGCGGTTCATGACTCTTCTGATCGCTTGTTGAGGGCCTTGCGCAGCCCATGGGGGGTCATGCCGAGGATGCCGGCGATCTCTTCCCACTTCATGTGCGCTTCGCGCGCTCGCGCGACTGCCGCATCGCGGCGGTCGACGTAGGTCGACGCCTCGTCGGCCAGGGACTGCAGCTCGTCCCGGATCTCATTCTCATCCACTCATGAAAGGTAACTCAGTTGCCTTTCTGCTGTCAAGCGCCGACCTCGGCGCGCGTCGGGAGGCGACATGACTCTGGTCACCATCACGTACAACGCGTGGGACGCGAACCGGGGCAAGATCCCCGCCGCCGACAAGCCCGAGATATGGTTCCGCCCGCTCACCACCAGCGTGGAGAACGGGCTCATCACGGACCGCGAGGTCAAGGGAACCCTCGACTACTCGACCGGTGCCGGTCAGGTGCAGCTGGAGTCAGCCCCCGGACTGTTGTACGTCCCGTTCCTGCGGTGGCTTTCAAACCCCCTGCTCGACGAGCCAGGCAATCGTGCGTTCGAGTACGCCGAGTGGAGCCCATTCCACCCAGCCAACGGCGGCCCCATCGATGAACTCCCGGGCATCGTCCCAGCGTTCGGCGCTTTCTTCTACGGCTTCGGCGACCCGCCCAACTTTCTCTTCATCCGAAACGACGTCATCTGGGTCGATATCTCCGGCTCGGAAGACGGCTACTGGCAGCCGTGGGCTCCCGCTGGCACTGCATTGGAGGGCTGACGCATGACTCTTGTGAAGCTTCCTCGCGTCCAGTTCGCCACCGACGAATCCATGGCGACCATCACCAAGAAGACGGGCTCGGCATTTCGAGCTGCGCTCGAAGACCTCCTGGCAGCCGTCGCTGCAGGCGTCATCGCTGATCACCCCGCGATCATCGCAGCGCTCGAGGCGCAGTCGGCGGAGCTCGTCGGCGAGGCACTGTCCGAGGCCGGCATCGTCCGGTACGTCGACCCGGGTATCCCAAAGGAGAACCGGTGGCCCGCGGATCCGGTCTACGCGGCCCGCGAGACTGACCGACTCGGACGGATGACACGCGGCGTGCTCGCCAAGGACGGCACACAGCATCTGCCGCTCGCGCGCGTCGACCAGCTTCGCATCGGCTCGGCCGGTCCGCTCATCACTTGGGGCGTCCCCGGCTCGGGCGTCGCCTTCACGTTCAAGGACATCAACGGTCGCATGTCGGACCTGTCGATCGGTCTCGACGGGCACTTCCTGCCGCACACCATCGAGTACCTCGGCAAGCAGCTCGGCACGGGCGGAAGCCCGAACGGCGGCCGCGCGATCCTCGTGTTCTGTGGTCAGTCGAACTCGCAGACCGGCCCGTCGTACCTGACGATCCCCGGCATCCGCGAGGAAGACTCCCGGATCGACATCTGGACCGGAACGGAGATCGTCCCGCTTCCTGCAGACGACGTCAGCATGGGCGCCGAGGTCGCGCGCGAGTACGCACGCAACCACCCCGGTCAGCGTGTGCTCGTCGTGTTCTGCGGCGTCGGTTCGATCGGCTTCACGACGACGAGCATCCAGCCGCCTCCCGCGGGCTACCGCTACTTTGCGGCTGGCACGTGGGACCGGTCGCTGACCGCTGACCCGCAGAACCGCTACGTGAAGGCCGTGGCTCTCACGCTCGGCGCGCTTGCGGCCGCGGGCCCCGGATCATGGATCGAGGCGGCGTTCTGGTCTCAGGGCGAGGCAGACGGCGGACTGACGCAGGCGCAGTACCTGGCGAAGGCCGTCGACGTGTTCTCGAACTTCCGGATCGACGTCGGTGTGCCTGACCTGCCGTGGGTCATCGGATCGATGACGCCGGAGATGCACGTCGACCACGAGGGCTTCGAGCAGATCGCTCGTGCACTCGCGGACGTGCCTCGGGCGCTCGAGCGCACCGGGTTCGTCTGGGGGCCGGCGAACGGTCATCGGTACAACCAGACCGTTCACTACTCCTACGCGGGGCAGATCGACCGCGCTGGCCGAATGGCACGTGAGGGGCTGATCGAGGCTCGTGCGAACGTGCTGACGAACGAGCCCGTCTCGCCGCTCAACAGTCGCGTCCGCCGCAACGGTGGCACAGCCACCGTCGAGTGGGATCGCCCGCTCTGCCACGTCGACGCGCTGGCCGTCGAGTACTCGACGAACTACAACCCCGCCGACCCGACCGTGGCGACGTGGGCGCCGGCGCTGATCGACACGATGCACGGCTCCCGTGCGACTGCGGCTGTCCCTTCGGCGACCGCTGTCGCCTTCCGCACCACCGTGACCAACGCGGTGGGTTCCACCATGCCCGCACTTGTGAACGCCTAGGAGGCTGACATGTCCGTTGATACCACGTACCCCCTCGCGTTCACCGACCCGACCCTGCCGGTGATGCCGCACGGCGTCGGCGTCATCCCGGCAGGCGGTGAGACTCCCTATCGCTGGCTGGCGGAGGATCTCTCGGGCCCTGCTGGTACTCCCGTCACCACCTGGCGTGAGCGCGGCAAGGTCGGAGCTCTCAGCGGCGGCGGTGCTTCGCTGCAGCCACTCGAGGGGTATCAGTCGGTCGCGTTCAACGGGACCAACGGTCTGCAGATCCCGTCCGGATCGCCTCTGCCGTCCTCCCGTGGCACGATCTGCGGCGTCGCTCGTCTGTCGCCCGACGCTCTCGAGGCCAGCCGGTACGGACTCATCGCACTGCCGACGAGCGTCAGCGCGTCCGACGGGAAGATCTCGAAGGAGACGAGCGGCAAGGTGCTGTTCGACCGCATCGGCACCGCCGACGTAAAGGTCGCCTCGGCGGACTCGATCCTCCCCGGCCAGTACTTCACGTTCGGCTTCTCGCAGCGGACGGCGGGCGCGGTCGCGATGCTCAACGGCATCTCGTTCGCGGTCGGCGCTGGCGATATGGGCGGCTTCTCCCGCTTCTTCGTCGGCACGATCGGCTCGGGTGTGCACTGGCTCGGGAATGTGTTCGAGCTCGCGCTGTGGAACGAGGGTCTCGTCTCGAGCCACTTCACGCAGTTCCACAACGCGATGAAGAGCCACTACTCGTTCATCCAGTGATGGGCGACAAACGCAGACGAAGGAGAGCCACATGAGCGCGGACATCGTAAGCGAGTTCCTGACAGCACTGAGGCGGTCTGAGCCCGATGCCGGATACCTCAGCGCCTGGGACGAGCCGACGGCGAGGGATGACGAGGAGTACGTACCCACTGTGGGGATCGACGGATGGCTGCGCCGCGCGGATCTCGAGCGCATCCTCACCGGCATCTATGACGCCGGCCGCGAGAGCGCAGCGAAAGACCTCGAGGTGGAAGCGGCCGAGGTGGAGAAGCAGTTCCCCGGCGGACGCGCCTCAGCGGTCCTGTTCCACGCGGTACGCCTCGTGCGAGAGGGGCGCATCGGATGACTCTGCAGTTCAGTGACGGGGCGTACAACCTCGCGGCGGGCACGCGAGACGCCTTCGGTTCCCTCTCTGACGATCTGGTCAGGGAGGGGCACCCTCCGATGACGTCACGGGACGGCGACCGCGAGCCGGAGGACCAGCTGCGGATCTGGTACCAGCGGATGACGCTCACGCCGGGGAACCGCCGCGTGTACGGCACGAAGCGCTGGCAGGGCCGCACCTGGTACCAGATCCACCCGGATTCGGTCGGCATCCCCGACACCAGCAACCACGAGAAGCGCCGGTCGAACGATCTCCGCGCCCCGTACAACTCGAACACCGCCGCGCACCGGCGAGCCCAGGTGCTCGCGAAGCGCCACAACATCACCTGCGAGGGCATGGGCTTCCGCGAGTGGTGGCACTGGACCTTCTGGGGTCCGCTCGGAACCATCGGCGCCCCGGCACCCGCAGGCGGCGCCAGCACACCCGAAATCGAATCTCTCTTGGAGGACGCCATGGCGAACCCGATCATCGATGTCGACAGCACCCTCTGGATCGGGCGCAACGACGGCACGTTCGAGCAGTACGAGACCTGGAAGGCCACAAACTCTCGCGGCATCATCTCGAAGGTGTTCTTCGGCGGGAAGGGCGGCACGGAAGACAAGATTCCGACGCTCAGCGCTGCCGACTTCGAGGTCGCGAAGACGGTGTGGCGTCAGATGTGCCGGGGGACTGCCGAGGCCGTCTGGTCGCACAAGATCCCCGCGCAGGACGGCGCCGGAAAGCCGGTCGTCCCCGCCCGATCCTTCCGCGCAGACGGATACCTCGCGTCGACGAACGCGATCGTCAACGCCTCGCGGGAGAGCTGATGGACCGGCACCCGGTCGCCGAGAAGAAACGCCGTGTCCTTGAGGCGATCATCCGGATCATCGACATCGTCGCGTACTTCATCATCTTCATCGGTGGGTGCTACGCGCTGTTCTGGACTCCGGACACCGTGCAGCGCGAGCTCTCCGGTGCGGCATGGCTCGTGCCAATGTGGGCGGGCTTCCTGCTCGTCGGCGGCGGGCTCGGCATGGTCGGGCGGATCTCGCGCATCTGGGTGCTCGAGCCGCCCGCCGACGTCGCCGCAATCATCGGCGCCGCGATGTACTTCGTCGTGCTCAGCGGCACGCTCTTCCAGTCGCTGACCGCGGGCGTCGCCGCGGCGTTCATGTTCTACGCGATGATCCAGCTGTTCCGCCGCTACATCGAACTGCAGATCTTCGGCACCGACCCCAAGGTGCACGGCTTCACCGATCGCATGGCCGAGGCATTCCGGAGGCGAACGGGCAACGTCGCTCCGCGAGAGGAGTAGGCGTGGAGAAGGCCAGCCTCGTCACCATCATCGTCGCGGTCCTCGGCGCGGGCGGCCTCGGTGCGTTCGCACGGGAGATCGCCGACATCGTCTCGAAGGTTCGACGCGGCGTCTCCACCCGGGAATCGAACAGGAAGAACGACATCATCGGTCAGCGCGACGCCGCCCTCGAACGCGCGAACGCCGAACAGGCACGCGCAGACCGCGAACGCGCGCTCCGAATCGCCTGGCAGGTCCACGCCGGCACGCTCGCGTACCGGCTTCGCTCGAGCGGGATCGCCCCGGACAACCTGCCCGACGATCTCGAAGACACCCTCAACCCCAAGAAGACCTAGGAGGTCAACATGAGCACGCCCACCCAGACGCCGAACGTCGTCGTCCAGAACCCCACCGTCCGCAAGGCCGCCGGCATCGTGCTCGGCGCCGCTGGCATCATCCTCGGCACGGCCGTTGTCGTCGACGGCGCGACGGCCGCGTTCGACATCACCGAGATCACGACACCGATCACCGCCGGCTACCTCTACCTGTCGAGCCTCTTCGGCCTCGCGGTCACCGTGCCGAACGTGCCGACGCCGCGCGCGACCCTGCGCCGGGACCTGCGCTGATCGCCGCACACACAGAAGACCCCCACCTAGCCTTCGGGCCGGGTGGGGGTCTTTCGTCGTTCAGCGCACCGTGTAGTGGTTACTGAGAGCCGAACAGCATCTGCAGGACAACACCCTTCACGGGGGAGTCCTTCCCCGCACCGATTAGCGAGAACCGCTTCGTTTCGAGTCGCCACTGTCCGTTGGCGTAGATCCGCGCATAGATCGACCGCAGCGGTTCGGACTCGAGTAGATCAACGCCCTTCGCTCCCAGCTCGAGGACGGTCGCGTTGTTCATCGGCCGGTCGAGACCGCGGCTGCGAGCGATGTTGAGCATGAACTCTGGTGGCCCTGCGGGCACGTCATCAGGCGTGCCGAACACTGCATACGGTGACAGATTCGACGCGTCGATCGGCCCGCCCAGGACTTTGAGCCGCCCCTCGATGTAGGCCGGCGAGAGATCCTTTGTCGCCCGCCCCGGTTTCCCCTTGTCGTAGGGCATTGCTGCCAGCTCAGGGTTCAGCGCGATGCATACGTCGTTGACGATAGAGGGCTGGTAGCTGGTCGGATAGGGGAGCTCGTTCTTCGCGGAGTGCGCCAGCGCCACGAGTTTGTTCTGAAGCAGCGGAGCGAACCCCAACATCTGAAGAGGTCGTCCGGTGCCCCCATGCAGGGCAAAGCGGTAGTTCCCATAGTGAAGTTCCGAGGCACGCCTGATCGTCGGGTCGGCACCGACGGCTTTCAGCCCACTGACGCCTTGCTCGTAAAGCGCTGCGGCGACCGCTGGGTGCGGGTTCGTGAAGGCCTCGACGATTGTCGGCCAGGAGCGCCACCCGTAGTTGCCCCGAGTCACCTCGCCGCCCATCCCCGTCAGGTTGATGTGCTTGATCGGGTTCCGCACGGACTTTGGGCGGGTCATGTAGTCGTACATGCCGAGGTCTGCGAGACCCCACATCATCAGCGGTGTGGCCTTGTAGGTGCGATCGGAAAGCCGGCCGGCGGTGGAACGGCCGTTCAAGGTCAGCCCGAACCGTTCGGCGACGAGCGTCGCGACTGCGAAGTCGTCGGCGTGGTGGGGTTGTGTGTTCTGGGTGTTGATCTGCATGTCGCCCGCGATGCCGGCCGCTATTGCGCCTGCGAGAGGCACTCGCGAGTCGTAGCCGCCTGAGAAGCTGAGCGCGGGCTTCCAGTCGCCGAGTTCCATAAACGTCGCCATGGTGCGTGCGATGTTCTCGGCGCTCGTGCGGAGGGCATCCCGGTACGTCTCGCCTGAGTTCAGGTGCAACCCGTCCATCGCGCCACCGGATGCGGTCGCCGTTGGCGTCTGGCCCAAGCTCACGCGAAGCGTCTGACGCGCTGGGACGAATTTGATCTGTTCGACATAGGTGTCGGGGCTGAGCTGCTGACCGCCATAGACGGCGAGCAAAGCCCGCGAGAGAAGCACCTCCTCGTGAGGCGTGATCCGATCACCCATGTGCTGGCGGAGATCGGTGAGCGCGAGCATGGAATCGGACACGGCAACGTATCCGTTCGCCTGGGTATGCAGGAGTGGCAGCATCCCGAACGCGTCGCGGGTGAACGTGACGTTGCGTTGATCCCACCGGGCGCGGAGGAATTGGCCGCCGTAGGCTGCCGGGGCGATCAGGTGCTTCGCGGCGTAGGCTTTCCACCCCGTGAGCCCGAACACCACGGAGCCGGTGCGCTCGTCGATCATGTGCCCCTTGAAGAAGGTGGCGCTCGAGACGTCGAGACTATTGTCAAGGTCGTGGCTGACGATCGTCAGGGAAATGCCGGGAGCGACCTCCTGGCTGCGGACCTCGGTTTCTGGGGCCCCGACCGCACTTCGGTGCTTCTCAAGCCATCCGTGGAGCTTCGGCTGGGCAGCGTCGTTCGCAACGATGAATATGTAGTTCGACAACGATGCTCCCCCGTGAGCGTTTTGAGCCGACGCGGGCTCTCTCAGATTGCACCCGCGACGACGCGGTGCTCCGGCAAGCATATGACAGGCTCGTGTCAGTCAGTCATTCGCCGAGCCGAGGGGATATCGTGCGGACCTCAGTCGACTAGGTCAGGCTGCCAATCGGCGCGCTTCGCCGTCCACACAAAGTCCGCGTCGGCGTCAGAGTATGGGCAACGCTCGTTCGAGCACCGATTCGGGACCTGGGCGCCGTTGAACTCGACGTACACGAGGTCCGAACCGCATTGGGCGCACACAAGATCCATGCACGCCAATATACCGGCACGCGCACGCGCGGCCACGACGCAACCTGATGCGCCGTTGGGGTGCGGAGCGGTCCACTCCGTGGGCACCGATACTCCGCACTATGGTGAGTGCTATGGCGACTCTCCACTACGGTGCAGCGAATGATCCGGTGCACATCGACGATCGTGCGCTAGCGCATCTGAAGATCGTTATCGCAACGAAGCTCCGCAGAAACGAGAGCTTCACGCTGTCGTGGGTGCATCCCGAGGGTGACCCGGTGGGGCGGTCGACGATTTGGATCCACCCGTCAATCCCGCTCCGTTTCACGTTCGAAGACCCGGAGGCTCCGCAACTCAACATGAGGTGGATCGAGGAGCTCATGCAATCCGCGAACTCCACGGGAGGAATGATGCTCGTAGACGAGATGATCGAGACCCCCGATTCTGAGTAGCGGCCGCGCTAGCTACGGCGGACCGCTCAGAGGCCCCAGTCCTCATAGGGCGAGTGTGGAGGGGAATCGTCGGGTTCGACGCGCGTGTAGTGGTCATGCGAGATGACGACGCGTGTGGTGGGCTGAACGAGGACGCTGATGGTCTGTTCTATGCCGTGGAACGTGACGAAGGTGGGCGCGGCCGCGACCGCCGCTTCGATCATGGATTTGACTTGGTCAACGTCCTGATCTGCCTGTAAGAAGAATCGTCTGCTATCGATCTCGATCTCGGTCCACACTTGCTCTGTCCTCTCAGCCACCGGCGACGGTATCCGCGTCGTGCTGGCGAATTTGAGGGGCTTGCATGTAGCTCGAGCAGACGCTAGGCGAGGATGACCTCCGGTGCTCCATCCGCGGGCCGCTCGGCGGGTTCCGGAACGAGATATAGGCCAGTCGGGGAGCTGGCGGTCATAGCGAGAGCGTCGGTCCATGCACGGTTGAGCTCGGGCTGGCGCGCATCCGTGTACCTATACACGATCGAGCTTCCGCCATGCACCCAGATCGTAACCCGGCCATTTCCTGTGCTGACGTCATCCTTCCATGTGAAAGCGAAGGGTTCGCCTCGACGCAGCTTCGCGGTAATCACCATCTGGAGGTGCCTGAGTGCCCGATCGTCAATGTCGACCTTGACGCTGCCTTCGTAGATGAACTTGCCCAT